GTTTGAATACCCTCACTAGAGTAGTGCTGATTGTAAGTAGCACTGATGTATTCTCTCAGTTCTTTGAGGATAGCGTCTTCATTGTATTTGAAATACTCAGTGTTGACAGTGATGTCAACGTTACCAGTTGGTACAGGATTGCTCTTCGCAGCACCCTCAAGGTTGAATGTCAGTTCGTCGTTGTTCATGATTTCATCATACAATAGAGACCAAGAATTAGTCATAACAAAATAAAAATTCGTTGACGAGAGATTCGGATTTTTCTTTACCAAACTTACTGGATAAGTAACCACTTACGGGATCTAACCGTTTCATGTACTTGTCAAAATCAGAGTAGACCGATACATCTTCGCCAGATGGACATTCTAATTCTACCATGTTTTTGTATACAGTCAAGTATTTTTTGAAGATATCAAGGTGATCACCTACATCAGACATCGTACATTTAGCAACATAGATGTTTTCTGAAAAATGATTGCCTGGTTCAAAAAACCTATATTCTCCAGTTGACTTAGGAAGATCTGGATGCGAGAACAGATAGTTCTCAGTTGGATGTTGGAAGTCAAATACCATAACAACTTTCTTTTCAAAGAACGCCATCAAGTCAATACCGAAACATGGAAGATTAGATCCAGTCTTAGGATAGATGATGGTGTTGTAAATGGATGACTTCTCATCCCAGATCAAAACCTCTCGTGATTTGAGAATATGTTTGTTCTTGTAAATCTTAGCAGAGAGGGAGGTACCTTTCTCCTCCCAATCTGCCCAGGTACAAGTATTCTCTAGGTCGGGAAACGACTCAAGAACTATGTTCCTGAAGGGCGTCCACAACTGTGCTGTTTTCTGCTTCATCAAAATTTACGTCAATGTCAACTTTGTCATAGAGTTCCTTGAATGCTTGCTTAGTCTCTACATCAAACCTAGAGATGCAGTAGGAGATTGACTTCTCCTTAGAACCAAAGATAGCATATGCCTTGACAATATGAACCAAGCGACGAGTAGAGATCACTTCATCAATACCACCATCGAAGAAAGTCCTACGGATGATGTCTGCCCAATCGCAGAGACGTTTGTTGAACTCTGTGTCACTAGAGATGTTGTCAAGAATCTTCTGCTCAGTTGCTACAGAAGGATACTCTTGTTCAAAGGTTACAGGGAATCGCTCCAGGAATGCTTCATTGAGAACATTGGTTCCAATAAAGCGACCGTCATCGCTGCCTTTGCCTTTAGTATTTGCAGTTGCAATAACATTAAAACCTACCTCAGGACGTACATATTTACCAATCTTCTTCAAGAAGACACCTTTGCCTTCAAGAATAGATTGCAGACAAAGGATCTTGTTAGATGCAAGATCAACTTCGTCTAGAAGCAACACTGCTCCGCGTGAAAGAGCTTCGATGACGGGTCCGTTATGCCAAACAGTTTCGCCATTAACAAGACGGAACCCACCAATAAGATCGTCTTCGTCAGTCTCGATAGTAATATTAACACGGATCAACTCCCTATTAGATTGAGCACATGCCTGCTCAACAGAGACGGTTTTACCGTTGCCAGAAAGACCCGTGATAAAGATAGGGTAGAACTCTTTGGATTTGACAACCTTCTTAAGGTCAGTGAAGTTTCCAAAAGGAACGTAGTTGCTATCTTTCTCAGGAATAAAGCATTGCTTATCCTCAGTTGGCATTTGAGTGGACACAGTTTTTTCGAGAACCTGACGTGCCTGCTTAAGTTCGCTGGAAGTAAGTTTCCAAGTACCACGCTTAACTTTGTACTGCTCGAGCTGACGAGTCACAGTACGGTAGTTGACGTTCTTGCCGCGAGCAAATACTTTTACATCGAGAGCGTTGATCTCGGTACCGAATTGTGAACGTAGTTCATTGACAAAGTTGGACATGGAGGATTCCCTTATTGGTATGTATATAAGATACACAAAAAAACCCACCTTGCGGAGGGTTACTGGACAGTTTGTCAACTGTCACATCCAGACAGGTTTGCGTTCTGGTTTGCGTAAGTAGTTGGTAGGTGCCCAAGGTTTAGATGCAATGTACCTTTTGTATGCAGTAATAGTATCTATAGTATTATCAGTCTTCCATTCATCAGGCATAGCACGAGCAAAGTCGTCTGCCATAGACCAACATGTAATTGCTTTCTTTGATTTTTTATGGAAGATCTTCTTAGCAATAAACAATGCATTATTACACGTATGGATCTTATCATACCTGTAATTGTATTCACTAGACAAAGCAATACCGTGAGAAATTAACCAGGCAGTATTGTAGATACTTTTTGCTGCCCATTGCGTACATGGATGATTACGAAAGGCACCTTTCTTTGTCTCATATGGTTTGCCATCTGCCCTAGGCAAAGTACCCCAGTTGTAATACCAGGGCGAGTAGATGATACTGAGCATTTGACAACACTCCAGTGGCATCTTGACAATGTGTTTGTCTGGTAGGACCCTTGCTGATGCACGAGGGTCCATATCAGTGACGAATATATTCATGCAATTTGTTTAATAAAGGATGAAAGAATTTGTTTGTTTGCTTTCTTACCTCCTAGAGATTTTTTGAATGCATTACGAATCTGTGCTTTAGATGCGTCCTCGGAAACATCAAATTCAGTGGAGGAATCTATGGTCTCCGTCTTCAGGATATAAGAGATACTGTAGTTGGTGTAATTATCGATATAATTCTTATTCTTTTTCCACTGCATATCAGCATCTTGACGATGCTCATGATCAATATAGTAGTTGGCAAAACGCTTCCAGTCGCGAGCAGCAAGCAAACGAATAGAGATAACTTCAATCTCAGGGAAGCAATCACGGAAGTTCTCGATATACGTCTCAGTCTGCCTGTAAACGCTATCGTGGAACTTATAGGTCTTTCCACACTTACGATCCCTAAGGACGCACTGAGAATGAATAGGGCGGCGGAGAACATGGGTTTGACCATCTCTATAACTGACCTTCCTAGAACAGTACATAGGATTACCCTCTCCGTCTGTCAGGTTGATGATATGGAGTTTCTGACACTTAGTCTCTTTCTGGACCATAGGTGCGATGTCAAACATAGCAAGCACACACTCATTCAAAGGAGTGCCACTCAGAGCAAACGTTCTAGGGATGGCAAAACGAGGATACTTACCGCGATCCAACGCATAAGCAATACGGAAAAGATTGCGAATCTGACGCTCATGACTGGAGTTGTTTGTATCGCTACGAAGAAGTTCTAAGAAAGCAAAGTCAGGATGAATCCAGAGTTTATCTGCTTCAAGATTGTAGTCGCCAGCAACAAGACTCTGCCTCCAACCATCAGTGAAAGCGTAAACCCTGTAGTCAATATTGACTTTGCGGCAGAAAGATACAAGAGAAATCAATTGCTTCACAGTAGCGAGAAGACAATCTCCCATAGATCCAGACCAGTCAAGATTGAAGATAAGAGTATGGTTCTTACCTTCCTGCAAGTTAGTTACTTTTTTGAACAGGTCTTCATTGTATCGATAAGTATGTAACTTAGTTGTATCGAGAACTCCAGTCCTACTAGTAGTAGCACGAGCATAAGCGTCTGCAGATTTACGGCACTCGAATTCTTTGACAAGATAATTTACCTCCTGGTTAGATGATTGTTTGAAACTCTTGTAATCACTATCGCAGTTGGCGAAGTTTTCTGCTACGTAACCTCTTTCTTTCCACACTGCCTCAGTATAATTCCAAACTTCTTTGTTTGCAACAATAAACTTTGTATAGTCTACTTTAGGTTTTTCGAGATACTGATACTCTTCATACTCATTTTGAGTTTGCTTTGCAACATCTTTCAGTGCATCAGTCATAGAACTCTGAGTCTCAACCTCAAGATCCTCTAGAGAATCCTCTTCAAAATCTTTTTCTTCGACGGTTTGATCACCATCCTGAAGTTCATCGTCATCAGTCTCTTCACCATCCTCAGAATCCATAGTTGACTTTGGTTCAGGAGTATCTTCAGAGACTACTTGTTCGCCATCAGGACTTTCCTGAGCAGGTACTTCTTGCTGTTGCTCCTTCTGCTTCTCAGCAGCATCCTTACAGAACTTATAGAGATCTTCAGCAAGTTCAATAGTATCCTCAAAACTTTCAATGAACTTT